TACCAATTACACAAGTTTTGAACTTAACTTGAGAGTATGGAAATCTGGTATTGATCCAAACTTTGTAGTATTTGGATTTGATTATCCTACAGTTTCTGCATCAACTATAAGTGGTAATACAACGACAACTTGGTTCTGGCATAATTTTGAAACCAATGTCTTTGATTTGGATAAAGTCTTCTTAGGTGGGGCCACCACGATAGGTAGAAATAGTTCATATGATACTAGTACCAACCAGCAGGCATATCTTGACTTTTATTGTTACTTATATCCAAGCAATAAAGGTAAGAGATCTGCAATGCGTGGATACTGTAGTTATAATGATAGTACGGAAAGACCGTATGATAGATATAAACCTACGATTGTTGTGAAGGGTACGCATAATGATACTGCAGATGTGAGAATGTACTTTAGACCCGAATCTGGATTACTTCGTCACGATGACCTAATGAGAGATAATGATGGTAATGTTTATGATGAAATTGATCCTTCCGTAGCTACTAATAATATTATTAAGAATTTGCCTTTAAATAGTAAACTGATGCCTTGTCCTTATTATCTACCAGATGATTTTGGAATTATTCAGTTTGAGTACAATCAAATATATGCAAATATTCAAAGAGGTGATAGAGTAACCATTAGTGGTAGTGAAGTCTGGGAAGTTATTGACGGATCTTATGATACGAATGAAAGTTCCAGAACTACTGGAGTTCTATTCTGTGGGAGGGTAGTCTGATGGCTGATTACGTTTTTCCTGGGTTACAAACGGCAGTTGATGGATCTGTGGAGAATGCAGAATTTGGATCTGCAATTCCAGTTCCAACAGACATTGGTTATACAATTTATCCTACATATGAAGACTTCCAAAACGGAGAAAGGTATACCGATTTTTGGTTAAGTAAAAATATGACGATTGTCTCTGCTGTTGAACCCACAAGACCACACACTGGTCAGATGTACCCACGATTCGATAACTAAATAAAAGAAATTGATTTAAATTATGGCTACTTCGATTAAAGTCTCTGATACTATTGAGAGACTTCCTGCGAATCCATTCGCTTTTGAAGTTCTAAATCTTGCATCAAAACAAAAAACAAACGCAAAGAAGGCTCAGGTACTAAGGGAATATAACGATCCTTCTTTGCAGACTTTATTGATTTGGAACTTTGATGAGAGTGTAATCTCCCTACTTCCTGAAGGTGTTGCACCATTTGCTAGCACTAAAGAACAAACTTCTTATTCTGGAACACTAGGAGAGAGGATTGAAACTGCAGTGAATATGATGAGTGAACTGGGTTCTCAATCCCTTGGTTCTCAGGATCAAGGACAGACTTCTATTAGAAAAGAATACAAATATTTTTACAACTTTATTAAAGGTGGTAACGACGGACTCTCTTCTATGAAGAGGGAGACTATGTTTATCAATATTCTAGAAGGTCTACATCCCCTAGAGGCAGAACTTCTCTTGCTCACGAAGGACCACAGTATACAGTCGAAATATAAAATTAGTAAGAAAAATGTATCGGATGCATATCCAGGAATACAGTGGGGTAATAGATCGTAATTTAGATTCCCCTACACGCTTGACAAAGTAGGTACTCTCGGATATTATAAGTAAGTGACCCCACCCAACAAATGTAGGGCTACTCACACAAAGTGGTGTTACCCACACTACTTGACATACTATTCAATTTTTAGTAGTATAAATACTTAACCTTTTGTCTTTCAGACAATTAAAGTAACAAAAGGTAATACTTAAACGGGACAGTCGAGTCCCTATCCATCTGCGGGTATCCATTCCGCAAGTAAATAAAGGTAACAAAAATGTTTAAATCTGTATTCGCAGCCTCCGCTGCTCTGTTCGCATCCGCCGGCGCTGCCCTTGCAGGTCCCTACGTCAATGTAGAAGCTAATGCTGGTTGGACTGGATCTGATTATGATTCAACGACGACAGACCTTCACGTAGGGTACGAAGGTGCTATTGGTGAGAGCGCATCATACTACGTCCAAGGCGGCGCTAGTGTAGTCTCCCCTGACGGTGGCGAAAGCGATACCGTTCCTTCTGGTAAGGCAGGTCTGGGTCTCGGACTGACTGAAGCACTCGGTGCATATGGTGAAGTATCCTTCGTTGGTTCAGGCGACGAAGATCTTGACCGTGGTTACGGAGCTAAGTTGGGCGTCAAGTACAACTTCTGATCGTTCATATAAAATAAACATCTAGATGTTCGGGGACCCTGACGAGGGTCCCTTTTTAATGGTTAAAATTGTATTAATTGTCTCTATATAAAGAAGTTTTTTTACTAAAATGAAACTCAAAGCAATCGCATCAATCGCTGCTGTCACTCCTCTGATGGTTGCCTGTGGTAGTGGATCGGATAATACTACATTCAGACTTGATGCAGCAGGTGCTACATTCCCTGCTCCTCTTTATACTTCATGGTTTCAAAGATATAATCAAGAGACTGGTAATCAAGTAAACTATCAAGCAGTTGGTAGTGGTGCTGGTGTCCGTCAGTATATTGCTAACACAGTTGACTTTGGTGCCAGTGATGGTGCTGTAAGTGATGAGAATCAGAAGATTCCAATGGTCCACATTCCTATGACTGGTGGTGCTATTGTTCCTGCATATAACTATCCTGGTTGTGAAGTCAAGATGACACAGACACAACTTGCTGATGTATATCTTGGTAAGATTACTAACTGGTCTACCTTTGGATGTGATAGTAAAACTATTGTTCCTGTATGGCGTTCTGATGGTAGTGGCACCACAAAAGGTTTCACTAACTCCCTGTCTGCATTCTCTCCTGAGTGGAAGAAGAATGTCGGCACTGGTAAAGCAGTAGCATGGCCTGCTGGTATTGGCGGTAAAGGTAACAGTGGCGTTGCTGCTGGTATCAAACAACTTGAAGGTGCTATTGGTTACCTGAACTATGGTTTTGTTGTCAACAGTAATAGTTTCCAACAAGTATCCCTGCAAAACAAAGCAGGTAACTATGTCACAGCAAATGCTGAAACATCTGCAGCAGGTCTGTCAAGAATCGTCCTTGACGACCAACTTCGTGGTGCTGATGCTAATCCTGCTGGTGACAATGCATACCCTATTGTCTCCCTTACTTGGATCCTAGCGTATCCTGAATCCAAGACTGGTGTGAAGGAGACTCTTCGTTATATGTTGAGTGAGAAAGCACAAGCAATGTCTGATGGTCTCGGTTACGTTCCTCTTCCTGAGGATCTTCGTCAGAAAGCACTTGATGCTGTTGACACCCTTAACTAAATCTAGTATACTTGGGGGACTTAAAGGTTCCCCTTTTTTTATGAAGAAAAAAGTGCAAAAGATGTTGGAGTGGTTTTATGACGACTCCGACAGAGGAGAACAAAATATCTCTGAATGTAAAAGTATCTATGAGTTAGTAGAGAAACTTCAATGGAGAATGGAATCTTTAGAGAATGAACACATGATTTTGTTGGCAGAAATCAACAAACTTAAATTCGGAGTTTGTGAGACAGAAAGTGATTAGTCATTGCGATATATACTAACGAAGGATGAATCTTTACTATGTCTGAGTTTCCAAAAGATTGGAGATACGCTGATGACCGTATGCAAATGAGAGCAATGGTCTTCCGCGCTCTTAGTCATCATTTAGAAGAACATTGTCGATCAGTTTACGAATTTTGTCATGACTGGGTAAGTCAAGGCAATCAAAATACAAACAACATTGAACACCATTTTCAGAATTATTTGAAGGAGACCAAACGTGAACAGATTTACAAACTTGAAAAATGTCTTGAGCTCAATCCTGATTGGTACTTGCCTATTAGGGACGACTCCAGTTCAAGCTGAAGAAGAACTAACACAAGGTTACTACAGTATGGATGCAATGGGGTGTATGCTACTGGGAGAATGTACCGATGGAGTCAAAGAAATCAATAACCTTTTGGATGTTTCTAGTCAGTATCCTAATACTGATTCCTTTTATCCTATTACTTCTGAGTTCAACTCAATGCTTTCTTCCCTTAACACAATCGGAGTTAAGGTGTTTCTAGCACCAGAGAAGTATTTTCCAGTAGGACATCGTGGTGTCTATCACACTGTCTCTAATAACTTCTTTTTGAACGAAAGATTTATGGGTCGTCCACATATTCTGATGAGTGTGATGCGTCATGAAGGATGGCACGCCGCACAAGATTGTATGGCAGGGACTATTGATAATAGTTTGATTGCTATCATCATGCCTGAGGATAGTGTTCCTCCTATCTGGCGTGAGATGGTAGAAGCAACTTATCCAGAGTCTGCATGGCCTTGGGAAGCAGAAGCATCTTGGGCAGGTAAGACTGAGGCAATGACTGCGGATGCACTAAATGCCTGTGCTGCTGGTTCTATGTGGGAGGTTTACAAACCTACCCCGATGACGTTAGAATGGTTACGTGAAAACAAGTTTGTCAACTGATGGTAAGGACTCAAAAGGCTTTCGAAAAAAACGTCAAGACTCTGAATAAGAAGACTTCGACTACCAAGAAACCTCGTAAGACCAAGAAAGGAGACTTCAAATTTGTCTTTACTAAGTCTAAGGATGATGCACTCTTTCCCCATGTACCTACCTTTCCATGGCGACTTGAAGATCAACGGGAAGGTAAGACTTGTTGGTTTCAATGTCAAGAACATGTCGAGAAATATTTGACTCGATACAAAATGACATCTAAGGAATACAAATGTCAGTTGGACAGTAAGTATGCAGATAATTGACAATCTTCTTAATGAAGAAGATTTTAATACATTACATGACACTATGATGAGTAATGCCTTTCCCTGGTATTGGAGTTGGACCAAGACCAGGGATCCTTTTAATGAAGGTGGCGATCATTGTGTTCATAACTGCCAATTCGTTCATCATTTTTTTAGAGACTTTCAAATATCCACTAATCATTGGTATATTATAAAACCAATTGTAGAATACTTAAATCCTTCTGCCTTTTTAAGAATAAAGGCGAATATAACAATGGCTACACCGCAGATAATAGAAACATATATGCATAAAGATATTAATTATGTAGAAAACTGGAAAACTGCTCTGTTCTATTTGAATACTAATGATGGTTATACTAAGTTTGAACATGGAGAAATAGTTGAAACAGTTGCAAATAGATTAGTAATATTTGATGGAGATACAGAACATTGCGGAACTACACATACAAATTCAAAGTATAGGTCGGTAATAAACTTTAATTATTTTCCTAATATCATACCAGACTTTGAACTT